CACAGGGCGCTCAGTTCACCGGTAACGGGGCTGGCTTGACCAACCTCAGTGCCGGGGCCCTGGCGTCTGGTACGGTGCCGGCTGCGCGACTTTCGGGCAGCTACACCATCAATGCCTCGACAGCCTCCGCGCTGCAAACCAGCCGCACCATCAACGGCACTGGCTTCAATGGCACGGCCAACATCACCACCGCGCTGTGGGGCACGGCACGTACCTTCACGATCGGGAGTACCGGCAAGTCGGTGAATGGTGCCGCGGACGTCTCCTGGACCCTGGCGGAGATCGGTGCAGCAGCAGCCAGTCATACCCACCCCTGGGCTGAGGTGACCGGGGCTCCGGCTACGGCAACCCGGTGGCCGACATGGGGTGAGGTCACGGGCAAGCCGACGACCTTTGTCCCTTCTACGCATAGCCACGACTGGAGCCAGATTGTGGCGGCACCGGATACCGCGACTCGCTGGCCCACCTACGCGGAAGTTTCCGACAAGCCGTTGACCACGGATTCCCGGACCAACTCCAGTACGGTGACCCTGCTGAATGCCAAGGCGATGAACGATCACCGGACGTCTGGGGATCACGATAGTCGCTATCTGGGGCGCCACTCCTATAGGGCCATTGTTCGACAAGGGTCTTGGTCAAGGATCGGCCGGACGGTAGTGAACTCCTTAGGCGGGGTGTACCTCGTCTCGCTAAACCATACGAGAACCAGTGTTGTTGTTAACACGGCTTTCATGGTTACCTGTAATCACAGCAACTCTAGGCGACTTATGCAGCTTCAGAGTGGCAACTACACCCAGGTTCAGGTGAGGCTCACAGATATAGATGCCAACAACTGCTTTGTTGAAGTTTTAGATAGTGCAGTGGGTGCAGGTGATCACGAATACACAGTTACCATTGCCCTAATTAGTGCAGGGGGCTTCACTCCGATCACCACTTACACCGCGGGTGGCGGGACCGTCAGGGCCACTCTGCAGACGGTTTTCGGTGACGTAGTGGGAAGCGGTGCCGGGCTCACCGACCTAAACGCCAGCAACCTGAGCACCGGCACGGTGGCTAACGCACGTCTGCCTACGACGGCGACCCGCTGGCCCACCTGGAGTGAGGTGACTAGCAAGCCATCTACCTTTGCCCCTGCTGCGCACACGCACGCCGGGGACCAAGTAACGGTGCTGGGCAACCACTTGTCGGTGGCGTCCGATGGCAAGATCTCGGTGAACAACACCGGTACCCGCCAAGCGGGTATGTACGGAATCTACAACTCGACCCTCATCGGGCATATCTGGTCCATGGGTACGGCCTATGCCATTGCTGCAAGCGGAGCCGACTTCGGAAATCTCTACGGCCTAGCCTACAAGCACACCAACAACGCCACTGGCGGCACGATGGCTGGTGGACACATGATGGTGTGGTGTGCCAACGGTGTGGGCAGGGCGGCCATGGGTGACAACATCTGGACCTCTGGCAACGTCACGGCCTATTCCGATGTGCGGGTGAAGACTAATATCGAGGTGATTCCGGATGCACTGGAGAAGGTGAGCAAGCTGTCGGGCTACACCTTTGATCGGACGGATACCGGAATGCGTCAGACCGGGGTGATTGCCCAGGAGGTGCTGGAGGTAATTCCTGAAGCGGTGACGGGCGGTCCTACCGAAGCGGATCCGGAAGGGCATTACTCGGTGGCCTACGGCAACATGGTCGGCTTACTGATCGAGGCCATCAAAGAACTGAAGTCAGAGATCGAAGAACTGAAGGAGAAACTGAATGGCACTACCTAGTACAGGGCCCATTTCCTTCTCTCAGATCAACACCGAGATCAAACGCCCCTCCACCAATACCCTGTCATTGAACGACGCCACCATCCGTAGCCTCGCTGGGAAAGCCAGCGGGGCAATCTCGATGGCTGACTTGAGGGGTAAGTCCTACGAGATCAGGTTCGTCAACTCTACCGACCGGACTGCGGCTAGCATCTTTGAGTTGATGGGGTCGCCAACCACGGCAGGTAACTACATCTTCGAGAACACCGCAGTCATCTCAGCAGGCACCTTCAGCTACGCGCTCCGCACCGGAACGTTCCCAGCAGGATCGACCCTTACGATCATCAACAAGGGCACGATCCGGGGTAAGGGAGGTAATGGTGGTACCCATTCAGGTGCCGGTGGAGCGGGTGGAACAGCCCTCTACATCGACATGAACTGCACCCTGGACAACTCCGGCGGGACTATCAGCGGCGGCGGCGGTGGAGGGGCATGGCGGCGTAGTGTCAGCGGGTCTTTCTCGGGCAACGCAGGTGGCGGTGGAGGTGCGGGTGTCAACGGAGGGGGAGCGGGTGGTACGTCGTACTACGTACTCTTTACCTTGGTGCGAAACGCCTCCGCTGGCTCAGCTACTGGAGGAGGCACGGGAGGAGCCGTCATGTTTGGCCACAGCGGCACAATCTATGGAGGCACCGGAGGTGCGCGAGGGGCAGCAGGTGGTACCGGCTCAGGTGACATCTCAGGCAGCTACGTCGAGTCCAACGGAACAACAGGTGCTGCCGGACGCGCCATCCAACTTAACGGTAAGACAGTCACTATCACCAACGCTGGCACACGCCACGGAGCGACATCATGAGTACCTACACCATCGTGTCTATTGACACTTCACAGAAGTCCATGGTCATCGACTGGGGTTTCGTCACCCTCAACCACGACATCCCGCTGTACCTTCTGGAACACCCCGAAGCCAGCCAGGAAGAGATCGACTACCAGATCGAGGCTATGCGTCCGCCAGAGCCGGTAGAGCTGGAAGTACCGGCCTCCCTCATGGCCCTGGTTAAGGCTCCTGTAGTAGACCCCCTGGTCGAGCTGCAGCAGTGGCGGGAGACCTGCGAGGTGTCTGCCTTTCAGGCTCAGGCAGCACTCACCATGGCGGGCTACATGAAGGACATCAAGGCCCTACTCGAAGACCCTACCACTGATCCTCTCACTGTCCTCGCCTGGAACAAGGCGCAAACCTTCCGGCGTCTCTCACCCACCGTCCTTGAACTGGCTGCGCTCCTTGGTATTACCGATGAGCAGCTTGATGCTCTCTTCAAGTTCGCAGCAACCATTGAGGCATAAGGAGCGCACATGAAACTTGGACTACTGGCTGTTTCCCTGGCTTCAGGGATTACCAAAACCCTCTTCACGGAGAGGGTTATCATCAACCTCGTGATCGTCCTGGGCGACTGGCTGGTGAAGCGCACCTCCAATGACCTGGACAACAAGGCCTTCGCTGTGTTCAAGGAGGCCCTGGACAAGCAGTACAACCGACCGACCAACCTCTACCGGGAGCTCCGCTGAGATGACTCAGATCCACAAGCTGTTCAAGATGCAGTACAAGAAGTTCCCCGAGCCGGCTGCAGAGGTCGCTCAGGCGCCCGTCACAGAGATCCCGGTAGCTCAGGGTGTCTCGGTCAACGAGGCGTCTCTGGAGGCCCTGGTGGCGGTCAACGGCCTGGGTGAAGCCATGGCCCAGCAGATCATCGAGGGCCGGCCCTGGGCAGCCCTGGAAGAGCTCACCCGCATCAAGGGGATCAGTGCCAAGAGCCTGGAGCGGTGGACTGAGCTGACCCTGTGAGCCAGGCAGTCCTGTGAATGAGGCCCCTTCGGGGGCCTTAGTCGTCTATGACGGGTATGTGCTTGAGCTTGCTTTTCTTGATCTCCACCTGGTCGGTAGAGGTCGCTACGATCGAGGCGCTGAAGTAGGCGTACTTCCTCTGGTTGGCGTGGGTACGCCAGGCGATGCGCTCGTTGACAGCATAGGCCGAGGCCTTGCCTATCTGCACGACGTCGATCCAGTTATCCTCTCGCAGGGTCTTGATGGCCCTGGAGATGGTTGATCGGGAACGTCCAGTAAGCTCCATCATCGTGGCCTGGGACAGCATGACCACGTTGTGCTGCTTGCCCATGTGTTCGATGAGGAACATCAGGATCTCGGCAGCGATGGGGTTCTTGCGTATCAGGGCACGCCAGGCGGGTAGGTAAGCGTTACTGAACTGGGTGAAGTTCACGTTGCTGGGCGCCTCTGCGGGGAAGGCCATACCGGCTCCTGTTGCATGGGATGACACATGATGGGTTCATCTTAGACACCATAGGTGTCTAAGGGCAAGGTGGATGTTGCATGGGATGACACATGTATGTGTCATGGGGTGACACATGTCACTCAGTAAGTGATTGATTTTACGGGCTGGAAAAACGCTCCCCTTCTCTATCTATGGGAGGTGGTTTTGGGATGACCCTCCCCCTCACGGACAGACTCGGTCGCAGGCTCCCTCGCTAATCCGTTTCGGGGCAGAGTCTGATTTTTTTCATCGCTCCTTGTCAGGGGCCGTTTCGGTGCCTACGCTGCTCTCTGCATCACGCATTGAAGCCAATGTTGCAATAACGCCATAAGCCAAGAAGGAACGCAGTATGCGCTACGCCGTCGTGTACCAGAAGGGGGGAGTGGGCAAAACCACGATTGCTGTCCACCTGGCCACCCGCTTCGCGCAGTCCGGGCCTACCCTGCTCATCGATGGTGACCCCCAGGAGAGCTCTGCAACCTGGGCAGGTTGGCGTCGTGAGCACCGTAATCTGAAGTCTCCCACCACTGTCCGTCTGCGGGGCAAGGCCGTCTACGACGAGGGCCTGGCACTGTCCACCAACTTCCAGAACACCGTGATTGATGCGGGCGGTCGTGATGGGGCTGGCTTGCGCAACGCACTGTTGTTGGCTGAGCGTCTGATCATTCCGATCGGTAACTCAGGCATGGACGCAGCCCCTCTGGACGAGTTCATGGATCGTGTTGAAGAAGCCAGAGCCTTCAACCGAAGTCTTGAGGTCATGGTGCTGCTGAGCCGGATCGATTCCCGGAGCCAGGACGAAGAGCTACGGGCCTTCGTGGAAGAGCGGGGCTTGCCCCTGTTCAGTACCAACATCGGGGAGCGTGCGGTCTATCGCCACTCCACCGGGGAAGGGCTGACGGTCAACGAGTACAAGCCGAAGATCGCTGCGGCGACCTATGAAACCAGCAAGTTCTACGAAGAGGTTGAGAACTGGTCATGAAAACCAAGCCGGAACTGAGCAATGAGGATGCCCTAAATCTCGAGACCTGGCGCGGACAAGAGCCAGAGAAGGTCGACAACCGGACGGACGGTCGAGACATTCGCATCACCAAGACCGTGCGCATGAAGCTGCGCTTCTCGGAGATGCTGCGTGACGAGGCCTATCGTCGCACCATCGAGTCGGGCACCAAGGTGGCCGAGGCCGACCTGATCGAAGAGGCCCTGACCGACTGGCAGATCAAGAACAAGGTGAGGTGCGACTGATGAAGGTCGTCACTTTCGAGTTGCACGAGCAGACCTATCGGGAGCTCGAGATACTACTGGAAGAGATGCAGACCCATGGGGGAGAGTGGCGTCTCCCCCTGGAGAGTGTGGCGGACGTTATCCGGCATGTGGCTGTCACGGTAGCTGAGGGCTCGGCCAGACCAGACTCCTGGGAGCGACAGCTGCTCTACCCGATGGGTCTGATCCCGATGGAGAGCGAGCTGCTGCTCTACTACCGGCGCATGGGCTCTCGAGACATCCCTGAGCAGCCTGAGTGATATACCGTTACCTTCCTTTCATGGCTTGGGCCAGGTCCATGATGTCACCCAGGTAGAAGCTGACCTGGGTACCGGTGGAGCCCTGGCCTCGCGCAATCGGCTTGGGGAGGGGGTGACCGCGGAGAGGGAGGCCCTGGTGAAGGGCCTCTTTGATTTCGGTGACGCTGACGTTGAGCATGCGGGCGACGTGAGTGATGCCTACCCGCTCCTTCCTGAGATCTGACATGGGAGCCTCCTGGTGTGGGGGGCCATGATCTCAGGCCCCGCGCATGGATCCAAGCTGACGCCGGATCTCCTTCATCTCGGCCTCGTGAACATCCCGTTCAGCGAGCAGCATCATCTTGTCTTCCTCGAGCTCCTCGATGCGTTTCAGGAGCAGCTCGTTGGTGCCCTGGAGTTGTTGCAGTACTTCAATGCTGGTGGCAGTAGCGATTGCAGTCATGGCTTCAATACCTGTTGCAGTGAATGGGTATTGCAGTATTGCAGTTTCGTAATACGTAATTACGGATAACCTACATGCTGCGGGTGCAGCAAAAGCAAGATTACGCGGCTTATCTTGATTTTTTCTGTGAACTGTCGCCATTACACGACACCTCAAGAAAAAGCCCTCCGAAGAGGGCAAGGACCACACTGATCAATCTTCCTTGGGTATCTGCCTCGTCCCATCCAGGTCGACCCCGTACTTGCGGTACAGCAGGTTCTCCAATCCCTGAAACGCACGTCCACCCACATGAGCCGCCAAAGCCACGAGCACGGGCATCGTCATCCACTCAGGGAGTGACGCTTCGAGGCGGGGGTAGGTGACGTACATCAGGTAGCCACACAAGATGGCTGAGAGGAACTCGCTGGTGACCCAGAGCACGGAGGCCTGGTAGCCGCGGACAATCCGTTGGGCAATGGAAATGAAACCACTGATCCAGCTGATCACGATGGCCCCGATGATCCCGAGGAACTCGGGAGGAGTTGAATCGTTCATGGGGCACCCCCAGGTTTCAAACCAGCCTGGATTGTATCGGGCAGATTGTTACGCTGCCGGAAGAATTACCAGATAAGGCTCCGACCCGTTCGCTTCACATTGGACTGGATCATGCGATCCAGTTTCTCTGCAGCAGCCTGGGCCTCGTTCTTGCACATCGTCAGGGCATTCCCGGGCAGAACCCAGTGGAGTCCCTTCTCGGTATGGACAGCCTTGACCGTGCCAAATCCATGACGAATGTCGTCAGGATTGGCGATGGCTTCTTGGTTGGATCTTCTTGGCATTAGACATGCACCTCACTGATCAGGATGAAGAGAATAGCTCCGGCAAAGAGCTTCAAGAAAAGTGCCACCTTGAGTCCCCCTCTTCAGTCGAACATGGGAGGTATCATGCCGCACTTTTCCGTTCGGCTCTATCGTGTTGCAACTGCAGTCGATAGACCGAAATCCCTTCCGCATTGGTGACCCGTGAGCAGGTGCATTCCAGTCGGAAAACCTGAGCCATTTTCTTGGCTCGGTACTGCGCCACTACCCGGGTGAATTGCGAGCAGGGAAGGTCGATATACATCATGCAGTCACTTCTCCATGATCAGTGCCTTGTAGTGCTTCTGTGCCGCAGCGACCGCCCCTTCGTAGTCCGCAAAGCCAGTCTCCAGAATGACCAGATCACCGTCGATCAGACGGCCCATGACCAGGCCCTGGGCGGTGGTGTGGTTGAAGTAGCTGGGTGGCATGTCAGATTCGGTGCCGGGGGCAAACTGACGGTAGTGCTCGATCAGGTCGTTAGCCCACTCGAGCTCCTTTTTCAGTCGGCCAATCCTGGCTTGGTACTCTTCGATGAGGGTGCTGTTAGGAACGGCCATGGCTTACTTCCTCCGTACCCAGAGCTCGGTGATAAGCCAGATGTTGGCTGCCACGATAGTGGCGATGAAGAGCAAGTCTCCGCTCATGTCACCTCCTGTTTACGATACCCAGCACGGTAGAGTGCTTGGCAGCAGTCGGCGGCGCTCTCTGCATCCTTGATGATGGAGAGCATCCCCTCCACCGCCTCATTCTCTGCCCGCTGGGCGGGGGTGCGGATGGGACGAAGCTCTTCACGATCAGCCATGTCGTACCCACCGTGATCGTCTCGAATCCAGTAGGTGTCGCCATCTTTTGCGAGCATGTCATCCTCGCCCATGCATACATCGGCAAGCCGCCATATGCACCTCTCCCCAATCGCCCACTCCGGGGCTTCGGGCTCACTGGGCTCATCAAGGATGGGGCGGTAGGCTACGATGTCGGTATCTTCTTGCTCAACATGCCACCAAAGACTGGAACCCTTGGCGGTGTCTATCTCGCCGTCACGCATCCGGTACATGCACTGAGCGGAATCCGGCAAAGGACACTCCCCTCCATGCCACGGAATCCACCCATCGGCGTCGGCACGGGTCAGCAGCCAACCATGGGCGGCGTACCACTCCTTCTCACAGATCAGGCCATTGCTCTTTACGACTCGATGCTCTTTCGTGCGCTTGTGAACAGCAAAAATCATGGCGTCCAGTTCTCCAGTTCTTCGAGCTCAGCTCGTTCGTCTTCGTCCAGGGCATCCGGGTCCATGTGATGCAAGCCAGCACGGTGACGGAGTTTGTTGATCTTCTGCTTCACCCAGGCGGCTTCACGACGGATATCGTCGTAGTCATCAGGCGGGTCATAGCGCATGGCTTACTCCTTGGAACGAAAAAAGCCCCTCCGAAGAGGGGCCAAAGGCAGGGAAAGGGTACCCAGCGATTCCCGAGTGGCCGAACCATCTCTGTCAAGCTGGGTGAGGTACATCGGGAAGGACACAGGCGAGAGGACTCGAACCTCTACCTTATTGCCTACCGGGCTACATGGCTTCACTCAGCAGCGGTGCACGTGAGGAGTGTTGCCTGGATTGTAGGTGAGGAGTCGAACCTCTAGCCATTCACCTGAAACCTATGCCCTTCTCGATGCCCAGCAGATAACCCGCTGCTGGGGCCGGGGTTGGATCACATCACACCTGTCACGCCTCGATGAGCACAGCCGGTATCCCGACGGGGCAACCACGCTCAACGTATTGCTTCAGGCTGGAGACTACGCTCGGAGGTATTTGGATGCTCCAACTGACGCTGTTATTAGCCCCACCTGCGCCTGGGGTTGTTCGCTATCAGGTATATGCGACCACGTAGGCCACGATGGGCCAACCCGCTTTACGGGCAGCGTGCTCGGCTTCGATTCTGGCTTGGAACTTGGAGATGGTGTTGGTCTGGTGCGAGAAGTGGTAATCACAGTGCTCGCCTGGCTTACGCACGCAGACACACGGAGAGACCGGAGGTCGGTTTGGCCACTGGCTTGACCTTGGGGCGTAGCGGCCGCGGTGAGATGAACTTGTTCAGGTGGGCACTGAGGCCCTTCTCGAAGGCGTCGAGATCCGTCATGGCGTTCCTCCCATGGATTGCCAAGGTCAGGGTACTCCAGGTACAGGGTAGCTTCCATAGCGGCCTGGATGCCATCTGGGGCTATCCTGAGCAGGTACAGGTACTCAGCCTGAGTGAGCTTGATGCAGTAGATGGGTTCCATGGGACGAACTCCACGAATGGGAAGAAGTGCCCGGAGGGCACCTCTTGATTACTGCTTGGGATGCGGCTTGATGGCTCCTGGCTTGATCATCGAAGCCAGGTCTTCCAGCGCCATGGTGGCGGCTGTGGTCTCTCCCGTCTCGGGATCGAAGCCAGTGACCAGCAAGTTGCCAACCAGGGTTTCTGGATACCAGCTGGCTCGGCAGGCAAACACGCTGCCATTCTCTTCCAGCTTGGCTTCCAGGGTGAGGAGGGCTTCATCGTCGGCCCAGCAGGCGTGGGCCTGGTCTGGGTAGCCGGCCCCGGTGACGGTGTGGCACTGCATGTGATTCAGCATGCTTGTAAGCGAATCCCTGGGATCCAACTCAACAGCGATTATTCCTTGGGCGCAAATCAGTAAAGCCCTCATGGGGATCTCCTCAGGTAGCGAAGATGCCCCCGCATGGGGGGGCGTTGTAGCGGTTGATAGGCGGGAAGGTCAGATCGGGCCAGTGCAGCATCAGGCAGCTTCCCGAAACTCGTCCTCCAGGGATTGACGGTGCTCTCGGGAGAGGGCCAGGATTTTCTCGGCACTGGCTTCGTTGGGCAGCGTCACCGGGTGGGCCCAAGATGGCCATAACAGGTCGAGCTCGGCACCCAGCTTGACGGTGTCATGCTGGATCTCGGGCAGGTCCTGCCACTGCATCTCAGCGATCAGGTTCTCGTTGACCCACTCCACCACCTCCAGGTCGTCTTTGATCAGGAGGTAGATGGCATCGTGAATCTGGGCGATCGGCAGGATCGAGGTGCGGTGCTTGCTGGCCCACACCTTCTCCATGAAGGCGTTGGCGGCCCGGTTGTTGAGCAGCCCGTAGGACTGGCCCAGGGCGTTACCAGCGGTCCTGGCTTCGGCCTCTGCCTGGTAGGGCGTGGTCCTGTGCCCTCGGATCACCTGAGCCAGCAGGGGCGTCCTGACGCGTAGACCGAACGCCACATCCACGTAGCCATCCTTGGAGGCCTGATCCATCTTGGCCTTCACCCACTCATCCGAGACCTTGTAAAGGTCGTGGTACGCCTTCTCGATTTCTTTTGCCTCTTTCTCGGAGAAACCCAGATTCTTAACCAAGGTCATCCAAGTCCCTGCATACGTAAGAGCAAAAGCTAGGTGGGGCTCTTCGATTTCTGACGAAGAGCCCCATACTCCTTTTTGATCCGGTTGATTTGAGATGCGTTGTATTCAGCTGCTTCTATCTGCTCTATAGAACAGTCAGCACCTACGTGTATTTCCATAAGAAACCAAACGCCTTTTCTTGAGGGTGGAGAGGATTGAGGGCATTAGAAATAGACCCTGCACTCTTTTTACCCAGAGCTTTTGCTGCTTCGTTCAGGCTACTGAAGGTGGCAATGTGTTCTCCTTGAGGGGTGTACTGACTTACCCTTTTCTTTTTGTTTTCGTTTGCCTTTGTATTTCGGGATACTTTCTGGAGTCTAAGTTGACTTTCAAAGTCTTCCAGCAGACCGGTATCGGCCGCTCTTTTACGGAGGTTGATGGTTAACCTAGAAAGCCCACATTCATGTTGCCGGGCAATGGCCGTCATGGTGATGCCAGACAAAAAGGTTTGAAGAATTACATCAAGCTCGAACTCCTTAAACCTTCGTTGGACTCTTTGACTCATGTTCCCGAAATCATACCCATGCTGGATGTTTTCAGATTGGGTGGCCCACTCAAGGTTGTTTTTATTTGCGTTGGTTCGATTGCTGTCTTTGTGGTTAACAAAAGGCTTTTGATCGGGATTGGGGATGAAAGTCCTCGCTACAAGCCTGTGAACTGAGCAGGTCTTGCCCTTGTTGTCTTTCCACAGCCCGACGTAAAGATAGCCATTTTGGGGGTTCAGAGAGGGCCGAATAACCCGGCCTGTTTCTCTGCGCGTAACCTCACCGGTTTCTGATATCAAGTATTCATTCTCGTAATCAGGAATTGGCCGCATAGTAGTCCTCCACAGGAATCTTGTTTCCGTTTAAGTCTACAATAAGATCCCCACTTTTGCAGAAGAAAGTTTGGCCATTTGAGACTACCTTAAAGCACCTATCTTCAGGCTCTGCCTGTTGAATATCAGGCATCTGATCCTTGAAGTATGCGTATGCCCTATAGCAGTGACCGTCAAAGCCCCTGAGGTACACATCCAATTTGGCAGGATCCTTGGTGGTCAGCGCACTGATGTAGTCCTCCAGGCTGTTGAAGTCGGCACCCGCCATGATCCAACCATGCTGGGCCACAAAGGCATCCTTGATCAGCTTGCCGTACTTGCTGTTCGAGGGGATCTGCTGCAGGTTCGGTTTGCTCGAGCTTAGCCGGCCGGAGACCGTGCCCCCCAGGTTGAAGTTGCCGTGAAGCCAGGTGACGTGAGCCGACTCCTTGCTCTTGGCTTCCTCGAACTTGGGGATGAATGCGGTCAGGATCTTGGCCACCCCAGCGTATCCGATCAAGGCCTCGATCAGCTCCACCACCGCAGGATCGGTGGTGTGGTGGACCAGCTTCTCCAGGGTGTCCCCACCGGTGGCCGGCTGCTTGGTCTTGGTCTTGTCGATGACCGGCAAGCCAAGCTGCTCATAGAGCAGGATTTGCAGCTGAGGGCCCGAGTTCGGGTTGAACTCGGTGGTGGGGAAACCAGCCCGCAGCTTGGGCATGATCTTGTCCGGATTCTTGGCCTTGGCTTTGCGGTCCTCATAGTCCTTCTCCCAGGCCCGATCGGTCAGGGTCTTCTCCAGCTGCTGGATGATCGGGTTGTTCTGGAACACCGCCAGGTAGCTGGCTTCCTCCTTCTGTAGCTCCTCCTTGGCGTACTGGACCTTGTCCGGATCCATCGGCATGCCCACCAGCTCCATCTGGATGATGGTCTTGAGGCTGGGCAGCATCAGGGTCGTGTAGAGCTCCTCCTGCTGATCGGCCACCATCATCGGGTAGTGCCTGTCGTAGACGTAGTTGGTGGCCAGACAATCGACCAGGTTGTACTCGAGCAGCTCGTCCTGGGGGATCTTCCGAATGTCTTTGATCTCCTCCTGGGCGTAGTTGCCGGCGAACTCGTGGGCCAGGTCCTTGAGGCTGAGCTTCACCTCGGCCGTGGAGTTCAGGGCCAGGTAGGCAATCACCTTGGTGTCATCGAAGGACCGGCACATGATGTGTAGGCCCTCGAGCAGCCCCTCCCAGTCCTCAGCGTGCTCCATCCACAGGGCGTAGATCAGCGAGCGCACGTCGTAGGCGGCGTTGTGGAAGCGCAGCCGGCCTTGATAGCGGGTGAAGAACTCCTTGAGCAGCTTCCTGACAGTGCGGTTCTCGCGCTGCACCCCATGGAGACCGTCCTCAGGCTCAGGGAGCGTGAGGTAGTCGACCGGAAAGGCGAGTCCATGGTGGTGGTCCCAGGCAAAGGCGATGGTGCCGATGCCTGCGTCCATGGGGTGCAGGGAGAAGCCCTCGATGTCACACGACAGGGTCTCGTGGATCATGAGACCGCGCAGGGCGTCCGCGATAGCGGTGGGGCTCTTGGGATACTCAGCCCCGTGGATGATGTTCAGACCCAGCTCCTGGTAGTTGCCGGAGTAGGCCGTCTTGAGCGTCTTAAGGGTGAGGTCCAGCCGGTGGTACTGATCTGGGTTGTAGACCAGCTGACCGTAGTTCACCCCCAGGATGACCTGGAGGTGCTCATAGCCCGGGATGCGGCAAGGCACGACGTAGCCGATGTGGCTCTCGGCTTTGCCCTTGGTCTGCTTGGTCAGCGCCTTGAAGTAGGTGGCATCCGCGCAGTAGATGAACTTGCCTCCGATCGAGTCGATGGCGGGCAGCAGCTCTTCCAGGTACTCCTTGATCAGCTTGGCCGGGGCCTTGCCGTTCTGGTCGTAAGCCAGGTCGATGGCCACCACGTCCTTGATCGGGACTTCGGGCACCAGGGGCAGCAGGTAGTTCTGCTCCAACTCGTACTGACGCAGGTAGCTGGTCTTGATCAGGACGACGACAGGGTAGGTGTCGGACTGCTCGAAGATAAGATGACGCATGAGAGGGCTCCTAATTGCAGTGCCACATTATTGCATTACTGCAATATGAGGTTGAGCGCCATGCGCTGCTGCACCATGAACATGCTCTGGCGGTGTTTCACATGGAACGCATCCACCTCATCCGGATCCAGGCTGGCTTCGCCCTGAGGCAGGGCGTTCTTGATGCTATGGATGATCTGGTGCACCACGCTGGGGGTCAGCGCGATGTAGTCGGTGTAGTTCCTGCCGACCGACACCACCTGACGGAAGAAGCCATTGATGTAGGGCTGCTCCACCAGGATCTCGGCACGCTGCCTCAGGAACTCCCGCATGCGTTCGTGCAGCTGGGGAGCCAGCCGATTGACTCGCCGCGGCAAAGGCTCGCGGGAGTTCATGCGGTAGGTCTCGCCCAGGAAGTTGAAGGAGAAGCTGCTACTGCCCAGCAGGGCGGTGTTGTCGATGATGATCTGGTCGAGGATGGCTTTCTGTTTGGCTATGGCCGGGGCATACACCTGCTCGATGACATGCCCCACAAATTCGGACCGGGAACGGACGTTGGGATTCATTAGACAAGGTCTCCAGTGAGAACCACACGGAAGCGGGCGCGACTCACACCCACGTAGAGCATGCGAGCCAGCTGGTTGGCATTGGTACAGCGCTTCACATCGTCCAGGTCGATGAAGACCCGATCGTAGGTGCTGCCCTGGGCTTTGTTGATGGTACAGGCGTAGGCAGCCCGAAGATCGATCCAGTTTTCGGTCATGTCCTGGAAGTGCCAGAACCGCTCTTCCTTCTTGGCCAGGGCCATGGCTGCCTTCTTCTCAGCCAGGTTGTCGGGCATGAACCAGCGACCTTTCCCGTCGAGGGTGTAGAAGCGCCCCTTCACGAAGTGCTGAACAGAGGGTTCGCTGATGTCGGTGATGCACACCGTCTGGTCGGTTTTGATCGAACAGGCCTTGGAGTACATGTAGCTGTTGCAGATCGCGTAGTCGCCCACCTGGAAGTTGGGATCACCGGTGACGTGGTTGCTGATGGCCTTGTTGTAGGCGATCACGCATTTGTTGGTCCACGCCAGTACCTTGCTGTCGTTGTGGTGCCAGTCAGGTCGGGTGAACTCCTTGATGACCTCCGTCTCGAACTGGTCGCGGGGAAGCCAGGCTACTTGGTTGCCATCAGGAACGAAGCGGAACCATTCCCCGGTGTTGACGGTGGTGCGGAACAGCGTGGCCAGATCGGTGATCGGACTGCCCCCGGCCTGACGTACCACCTCGGTGAGCTTGGCGGTCGGAAAGCCAGCACTGAACACCGGGCTCTTCTCGCAGCCCACGGTCAGCAGCTGAGCCGGATCCCCGATCAGTACGATCTTGCAGTTGCGGGTGTAGCGGAAGGTGTAGTTGAGCAGCGGCTGGTCCATGTAGCTGGCTTCATCGATGAACAGCAGCTGGTCTCGCTGGGGCTCGTTGTTGGGCTTGGGCACCAGCTTGCTCTTACCCGTGCGGTTGTCGTAGCGCACCAGTAGGCCTAGATGGGACTGGATCGTTTTGACCTGCTGGCCGGTGATCTGGCTGAAGTTCTCTGCGGCCTTGTTGGTGGTCGCGGTGAGGACCAGCTCGGGTGCCTCGTAGTCGGGATCGATCAGGCGCATGGTCTGGTAGATGCCAGGCAGGCGCTCGAGCATGGTCTTCACCAGGGTGGTCTTCCCCGTCCCGCTGTAGCCTTCGACCACGAACACGGTCTCCAAGGGCTCCATCAGGAAATTGGCAAACGCGTCGTAGCCGGCCTGCTGGCCAGCGGTCAGGGTCATCTGGTTCATTCTGGTTTCCTATTCGACCTCAAGGAGGTCCATGACTTTGTCGTGGTGGGCAAGCTCCTTGGCCTTCTCACGGGCCTCGGCTTGAGTTTTGAAGGACCAGCTCTCCATCCAGATCGCCCCCGGCCCCTGGCCCAGGGGCAGCTTGGCCACCGCCCAGTAACGTGGGCGACGTGCATTGCCGGTATGCCAGGGCCTGCGGGGCTCATTGAAGGAAGCGTTGTCGTGGGCTTGTACCATCGGGATCACCCAGAAGTGATACCGGTGACTGGAGAAGCGCAGCTCGTCGCCGGTACCTCGGGGGGCCACACAGGCACCCATGTTGTAGAACTCCCGCTCTGTGGGGGTCCAGATGTGTTCGCCAGCCTTGATAAGGTCTGGTGAGGTCCATGTGGGCGGGCCATCCAAGTTGTGGGAGTCAGATCGGTTCTCCATAGCGGACCACCTTGCCGAACGGGGCTTTGAACTCGAAGCCAGGATGATTGTTGATGGCCCACAGGATGGGCACCTTGGGGTTCTCCACCTCACGGAAGCCGAACTCCCCGTCGGAGAGCACCAGCAGCACCTTGGGGCGGTTCTCCTTGGCCCACTGCATGACCGGGCCGATGGCCGTACCCCCGCGTCCCTTGAACTCGATGCGCAGCAACTGATTGATGTTGCGCACCTTGTGCACCGACCGGATGCCGGTATCGAAGACGACCACGCTGATTCTCTTCGGCCGCACGGAGCGGAAGGTCCCGGCGATCTCGGAAACCGAGCGCAGGAACTCGTCATCGGTGACCGAGCACGAGGCATCCACCGCCACGGCCACGTGGTCCAAGGACTCGCTGTAGAGACTGGGCAGGTAGTGCTTGGGGAAGTAGCGACGGTTGAAACGCTGCCAGGAGTAGTCCTCCCGGGCGGTGGCATCCACGAAGCGCTTGAGCAGCACCTTGGTCGGCAGGACCGGATTGAGCAGCTTGTCGAGCATGATCAGGATGTCGCCCGGGATGGTCCCCGGCTTGCCGCTCATCCTGGCTTGGGTGGCAGCCTTCACCAGGATGTCGGTGATGTGCTCCTCGAGGGCCTTGGGGTCTTCGCCATCGCTCATCTCGAAGTGCTGAGCAGCCGGATCCTCCGGAGGATCGGGAATCAGGTCGTAGACCTGCTCTGCGGACATGCCCTCGTACTGGCGGTCGACCAGGCCTCCGGCCGGTAGCTCCAGGCCCATGTCGAGGATCTGCAGGTTAATGACGTAGTCGGTGGCGTAGTTCCACTTTGTCATGTCCTTGCCCAGCAGCCGGCCCATGTGGTTGTAGGCGACGTGCATGATCTCGTGGACCATCAGGCCCAGCCGCTTGGCGGGGGTCTGCTTCATGAAGAAGGCGGTGTTGTACTTGATCCAACGGCCGTTGGTGCAGGCCGTGGGGATGGTGTCATCGAAGCTGTGCTTCAGGCTCAGGCAGACGGTGGTGAAGAACACCAGGTCATGATTGCCCATGAGGGCAATCTTGGTCTTATTAAGCGCCTTCTCGGGGCACTCCACGGGCACAGCTATGGCGGCTGCAGTCGTCATCGGGCGTCCTCTTGAAAGGGGAAAGAGCGCCCGGAGGGCGCCTGTTAAGCGGGTAGCATCATGAGCCTGGCTTCAGCTTCTTCCACTACACGCAAGGCACGGTTACGCAGGCCCGGGTCGCCCCGGTGCATGACCGACAGTAGGTGCTTGGCTTCCGGCAGGTACACCTGGGCAAAGCCAGGGTCGAACGCCACGATGCTCGAGGTGTTGTCGATCAGGTCGGCGTACTTGATGGTCTGCGCATCCGGAGAAACCGTAGCCAAGCGTGCGGCTTCAAGGCTCTTGCGGTAGGCCCGGTTGCCGTAGTGGGGTGCACTGAACTGATCGGTCAGGGCATGTACCAGGTCCAGGACGTCAGCACCGAACAGCATGCTGATGTCGATCATCGCCACCTGGGTGTCTTCCAGGACGTCGTGTAGATAGGCCGCGATGACCATATCCTCGGTGGCCCCGTCTACCTGACGTACCATGGCGGCTACGGCGGTGAGGTGGGTCCAGTAGGGCGCACCCGAGTACTTGCGCTTCTGGCCCACGGCTTGGTGAGCAGCACGCGCAAAGGCGGCCGCCATCTCGATACGGGAAGGCATGGGGTAACTCCTATTTGGTGAGGGCGGGGTCCAGCAGCTGCAGGGTCCGATAGAGCTCGCCGTACTGCTCCTGGTTCTCCCAACCGTCCGGTACATGGTCTTCCTGCCATTGCAGCAGGTACTGCCGGAGCGGGTGGGTATCAGGAAGGTCGTGGGACAGGAACAGGAGCCTATGAAATGGGGGATTCTCGTCCTCGTCGTTGTACTCGATTAGCTTGGCTTTGCCCTCGGGAGTGAAACGCAGGAAGCCATAGCCAGCGGTGTAGCCTCCTCCGGCTTCCCATCTCACATCGTAAGGAATGCCTCTCTCCGCGAGGTGTTCCAGGAACGGGAGCTCTCCGTAGTTGACTTCGTGGTGGATAATGGAGACCAAAACTATGTCGCCCCGGGCGTACTCTTCCTCATCCTCCCCGTGCTCAAACCAAGGCTCACCTTTGATGCGTTCGAAGTCCGTCTTGCGGATATCGAGTGTGACGGTGGTTCTATCACCCATTTGAGTTCTCCATTCCAAAGTGGTCAACGAGTTCATCCATCAGCTCCTGAAAGGAGCGATCAACAAGTACTGTCTTCCACTGAGTCTCGCCCAGCATCTCGTTGGCGATCTCGTTCATGGTCTCCTGCATCAGGTGATACAGATCCAGTTGGCTTTGACGGAGGGCTTCCTCCTTTGCCTTGGTAGCTTGTTCAGGGATCATGGGGTGGTCTCCTCGGCTTGGCGGCAGATGCTGTCGCCTTCTTCTTGCTCAATTAAGTCCAGGCGGTGCTCGCCTACCGCAAGATACCGACCGTTGGCTTGCCAGATGGCGTAACCCCCGGGGACGTACTTGCCCCGGAACATGCGCCACACCGTCCCCTTGCAGGGCCAACTGCTTGGCCCCTTGATTTCTCGGATGGTGACGCGGGTGCCGTCACGGGTGACGTAATCTCCTGGCTTGGTAATGCTCATGGTGCCTCCTCGGCTTGGCGGCGGAGTTCTTCAGCTTCCATCTTGATCGCAATACTGATGCCCCTCGGGGTGGCTCCCGGCTTACATGCGGCGACACCTTTGGCGCACCGCTCCAGTGCCTCCGCCTGCCACTCGGCTTTGAGGCGGGCGATAGATGTGTCTGTCGCTCCGCGCAGCCGTCTCACCATATTCCTGCCGTCCAGCGTGTCGTTCGCGGTTCTTTCGAGAATAGCCGCCGCGTCTTCGCATAGCGCCACCAAGGCCTGCTCGCGGCCACGACGATTCCATCTCTCGATGTCCTCGGGAACGTCGAGGCTGATCAGGGGCAGCTTCCCGCCCATGCAGTCATCGGTGGCGCAACGGGCGTAGGGGTTGTATCTCCGGTGCCGCTGCTCCAGCTCCTGGCCGCAGAAAGGACAGGGTTCCAGGTGAATCATGGGAGTACCTCAGAAAAGTTCAGTGGAGGAGTTCTTAACCCAGTCCTTGAAGGCCTGCTCGTTGATCAGGGTCTTCTGACGACGGACAGCTTCACGCAGACACACCACCTGGAACTCCGGGGGCATCCGGGACATGTAGGCGATCAGCTTCACCATGTTGGTTGGCTTCATGTAGTTGGCCAGGGAGCCGGCCATGGCAAACAGATGGCTCGGCTCGTGCGGAACCGGGGCGTTGTCCGGATCGGCCAGCACAGTGTCGATGGAGGTCAGCTGCGTGTAGATCTCGCAGAAGGTGCGGAACTCCTGGGCCACGCCCTGAGAGACCGTGCCGGCTACCAGGGATAGCCCAGGGATGCTCTGGTCAGCACGAACCTTGATCAGGCGATCCAGGAAGCACCAGGTACGGGGGCAGGCAAAGGTCTTGTCGGTATGGTCCGGGTCGAAGTTGTAGAGCAGCCCCGGGCGGTGCTTCACGAAACCAGTGATGCGGTAGTCCACATCGCTACTCTCGGCCCAGTCGACCCACTGCTCGGGATCGACGGACACCTCGAAGTGCACCATCCTTGACTGCAAAGCAGTGGACATGGATTCGACCACAGCGTTGTCGGTCTCCAGGTTGCCCGCTGCCGCGACATAGCACTTCTCGTGCAGCTTGCTCTGGTTGACCCGGCGATCGAGGATGATTTTGTAGGCCGCAGCCTGGATGGCAGACGGGGCAGAGGTCACCTCATCGAACAGCAGCAGCCAGCCGTTGTACCCTTCAGGCAGCTCGTCTCCTTCGACCGGGTACGTCTCCATGCGGATGTACTGAGCCACCAACAGCTCTTCGTTGATCCGAGGAAAGCCGCGTAGGTCAGTGGGGTCTGCCTGGCTCAGTCGCTCATCGATGAGGAGGAGGCCAAACTCCTTGGCGATCTGGCGGAAGATGTCTGACTTACCAATCCCGGGACTGCCGTGAAGCATCGGGACCAAGCCAGCCTTGAAGCACTCGATGATGTTGGCTTTGGCTTCGTTGAGGTTGATGGCACAGCTCATGGTGTCTCCTAGATATCGGTGATCAGTGCGTGGGCGGCCAGGTACTGCTCGATGGCCGGGGCAGGGATTGCCTGCTCAATCAGGGTGTCGAGGTCTTGCTTGGCACGGGTACGGACGACCGCACGGAGTTCCCGGGTCATCGTGCTGAGGTACTCGGTATGCAGGGACTTCTTCAGCTCTGTGGTTTCGGCTTGCGTGAGCTGGGGCAGGCCCACGTCTTGAAGCCATGCCCTGACTTCGTCTCCCACATGCTCCTTGAGTGTCCTGCCCGCCAGGCTACCTTCGGCACGCCCGTTACAATGATCGATCTTCCAGGAGCTGCCATAGGAGTGATCAAAGCCCATGAGCTTCATGAGGATCTCGTTGCGCGACTTGTCGAGGCGTGCGCGAATTTCCCTACGCAGCTGCACGGGAGACTGTTCGCTGAGCCACTCTTCCACGGCAGTGTGGATCTGTGGGATGAAGTCGTTGACCGGATTCTCGGGAACGCTCATGTCGATTCCTTGGTTTCGGTAGTGGTGAACGTCATGGGACGGGCAAGGTTATTGCCAAAGCCCATGTCCAGGACCCTGAAGCCAAGAACCGAGTGACAGCTGGTGCCGTCGATGAACGATTCGGACAAGTCGCGCATGATCTGGCTGGCGTGGGCTTCGTTGTCGGGGAGCTCAACAACAAGGGTCATGGTGACCATCAGTGCACCTCCTGGGTATCTTCTGGAGCGAGGTCAAGGGGCAGCTCCCCTATGAACTCGAGGGCCAGCATGAGGCCCAGGCGGAAGCCCTTGGACTGCTCTTCGGTGAGCTCCAGGCTGTCCTGATCAGGGAAGTCGAGAATGACGATCTTCTGGGAGGATTCTTTAACGGCGGTGAGGAATTCCACCTGGTCCCGATGCCACTGCATCAGGTCCCGGATGGCCGTGATGGCAGCAGGATCGGTAAGGGGCATGTCACTACTCCGTCAGGGCCTTGATCAGGCTGTTGTGGTAGGTCATGAGCAGCGGGAACAGCTCATTGGGCGGCATGTCGACCTGGCTTTCGATGTACTGCACAGCCTCCACGAGACTGTCTCTGGTTTGGTACATGGGCATGGCGCAGGCCTTGATCTCACTCAGGGGCCTGGCTTGCTCTACGACGCGTAGATGGGTCATATCAGATCACCTTTCCGCCAGCTGCCTTGATGGCCGCCTTGATGATGTCGGCCTTGTCCTTCGGTACTTCGACGGACAGGTAGGCGGTGGTCTGCGTTTTCCGCCAGCGACGGAAGAAGGTGGCCAGGCTAACCGGTTCCTCCTCCTGCTCCATGACGACGTAGCCGTCGACCAGCTTGATCTGATCGTTGTCATTGAGGGTGTGCAGGCTGAGGTCATAGGACACGGAGCCGTTGACTTCGAACTCAACCTCTTCTGCCCACGACTCGCCCTTCTGTGACCAGAAATTGTCGTCGCCCATGAAGGCTTTGATTTCAGCGCCAGTTGCTTTCACGCTCATGCGGGCATCTCCTGTTGCACGGGTTGGGTGGCCTTGCTCAGGGAAGCCAGAGCACGGGTGGTGTAGACGGAGTCGAGGAACATGCCGAGCTGGTCGGCTGCCAGGCTGGTGAGCGTGGTACGGATGTTCTCAGGTGTCAGGGCAGGCGTGGCCAGGGTGCGACGCAGAGCGTCTGCATTCAAGCCAGCGGCTTTGCAGATGCGCAGGATGGCCTGCTCATCATCAGAGAGATGGGTGAGGTGGTGGCGGGCCTGGGCAGGCCCCAGAGTGGCTGTGACCACTCGAGGCTCACTGCTGTCTGTCTGGAGCCCCTTCTCATAGAGCACCCGGTAGATGGTCCGGGGCGACACGTTGAAGAAGGTGGCCACATCCTTGCGGGACTTGCCTGCTTGGACCAGTTCCACCACACGGTCTTTCTGCTTGTCATTCAGTTTGCTGGTACGAGCCATGGTTTAACCCTCGGGTTTATATGGTCAGAAAGGGGGATTTCGGAGAACTTAGAACATCGGTTGAGAAGTTCTGAGAACTTCTACCAGCGAGGGAACTCGCCGTCTTCGTCGGCCTTCACGAAGTCCACGGACTCGCTGTAATAACCGTTGGACTCACCAAACCAGCGGATGCAGACACCACCTTGAGCGGTGTCGATCTTGTAGAAGGTCCCGGTGAAGGAGTCGGCCCCCTGTTCTGCCTTGAACACTTCAGGGGTGATCAGGCGCAAGGTGTCGGGTTCCTGGTTGGAGACTTCTTCAGCAACCAGAATGGGACTGCCGATCAGGTCTTCCATGTCGCCATCGATGTCTTCGATGGAGACGCACTCACAGCAGTCGTTGAAGTGCAGTAGCTTGTAGCGCTCACCTTCGGTGGTGACGAAGGTGATCTCGTCCCTGCCTTGGTTGACTTCCGCGGTGACCCGGGTCTTACCAACCAACTCTGAAAAGGGAATATGGGCCATGACTGTCTGCTCTCCGGGGACTGTCTGCGTCCCACTGAGGGCGCACTGTTGTCGGTATAAAAAAAGAGTGAGACCCCCGAAGGGATCTCACTCTTATTCTCATTCCAATGCCCGGAGGGCATCTGTTATTGGGGTGGGGTCTTTCTAAGTCTCACTGTAGCGGAGGGCACTCAGCAGATTGCGTACTGGGACCCGGCAATCTTCTCCGAGAGATCGGACGACAGCTTGCGGTAGGTGCCAGCGACGCCATGGATCTGCGAGAGGATGTCGGAGAGCACCTCGGAGTTGGCCAGCTCGATGAACACATGTCGGTAGTGGGCCCGGAGGTAGTTCATGTAGTTGGGGTGGCAGCGGAAGTCATCGTGGATGGCCACGACATGGAACGGCTTGTGCTCGAGCATGGACTCCATCATGAGGTTGAGGCGACGCAGGTGGTCGTTAGAGAGGTATATCACGGTGTCATGGTTGAGGTGAGGCAGGATTACTGCATCCACGATGTTGGTGGCCTGGAACCGCTCCACGTACTTCTGGATGGCTTCCGGTGCACGGCTCAGGTCGGTGTCCTGGGCCAGGCCTGCCAAGTCGCGCTCCATGATTTCAGTAGTGCAGTATTGCAGTGCTCTCTGCACCACTGAGGGATCGTAGGAGCAGCGACGAATCAGGCTACGCAGCACGTAGGCATCGATCGAGTGGATGACGTTGGCCACGTTGCTGAGGCCGGTCTGGCTGCCCACGTTCTCTTTCCACTCATAGGTGAAAGAGGCATGGTCCATCTCGTCCACCTCGATCCTGGCGTCCACAGTTTCCATGACCTTGACGCGGGCAACGAAGCCGTCAGGGAGCACCCAGCGGTGCATCAGGGCAAAGGGTTGCCAGGAATCCAGAAGCACCTGGAGGAGCTCGTAGGCCCCAGGAGCGATGTTGGCCACTGCCTGGTAGAAGCCAGCCAGCTCAGGGGTCTCTTCTCCGAAGATCTCCTTGGGCTTGGCTTTGGAGCCGTAGAGCATGGTCATGACCGCGGCCTTGACGTCCTTGCGGTCGACCAGGAACTGGCCACCCATGACCCTGCCCATCTCCTCGGTGGTCTCGTTGTAGGCGTCAGGACGGTAGCCGGTGTCGATCAGGCCAGTGGCTTGGGCACCGCTGTGGCAGCCGGTGATGGCAGACATGATCTGCATGCCTGAGCAGATGGCATCGAAGCCCACCAGGTGGCCTGAGGGCTTGCCGGCCTGAGCTTCCCGGATGGCCAGCACAGCAGAGTAGAACTGCTCCTTGTCGTCAGCCTCTTCCACCAGTGTCTCGAGCTTGTCGAGGTTGGCCTTGGTCCAGATGATGCGTGAGTCGTAGGTCTCCTTGTCCAGGCCAAAGTTGTTGGCCGCATCGATCAGGAGGTATTCGAAGCCGGTGAACGTCTGCATGGTCATACTCCGTAAATAGATCAGGGGCCCTCAGACAGGCCCCTGAAGCGGGTGGAATGTACCGGTAAAGTGGGTGTACGAAAATTGATCCAGATCAATTTTTGGCGGGGAGATCTCCGACAGTAGACGCAAGCCTGGGCTTACATCGGAACACCGGTGACTGGCTCTTTGTCAGCCAGTTCCAGCATCCCCTTCTTGAAGCTTGATCCCTGATAGGACAGGTGATAGCCCTGGCAGTAGCTGCGGCCGCGCTTGTCCACCTTGTGGGTGAACCAGAAGCGGTTGCCTTGCTTGTACATCAGCCGGTAGAGCTCGTAGCTCTGCTCCTTGAAGCGATCCCACTGGATGCGCTTGGCCGGGTCAGAGAGGCCGGCTGCCTGCTTCTCGGAGGGCATCTCCTCGACGGTCTTGAGGAAGTCCACCTTGAGGCTGAAGGGCACCTTGTTGAGGGTGTTGATGGTGTCGAGGCACACGTCCTCGCTGTGGGCGTTGTTGCTGCCCAAGATCACACAGTCGTTGTGGGTCAGGTAGGCTGACTCGAAGTTGCTGGTGAGGTCAGCAGGTTCACATACCATCGGTGGGAGATAGCGGGAGTTGTCGACATATACCAGCAGCTTCTCGCTGAGTGGGATGTTCGACTTGACCACGAACTGAGCGTTCACCGTAGGCCTGATGATGTCGTAGGCATCGGTCAGGCACAGCACAGCCAGGATCTCAGCCATGGTGGTGATGGCATCCCTGCGGTTGTCCATCTTCAGGGCACCAGCCAGCTGGGCACTGATCGAAGTGAACAGCTCAGGGATCTGGCAGTAGGCGGCCAGGACGAAGGTCTTCCTCACGATGGCCTCGACCTCGAGGTTCCTGATCTGATCGATCCTGGCTTGCTTGGACTCGTAGTAGGTGCCGGCCAGCCAGTCCTCAAGACGCCGGATACCATCCATCACCTTGGCTTCTGTCTCGGGGTTCTCACGGATCTCCTTGTCGATGTACTTGTCAATGTGCTTCCGGCTGAAGCGGTACTCATTGGACAGCTGCATGTCGTGTGGGAGCATATGGACAGGTGCGTTCACTCGCGGTCTCCTTCTTTGGGATCATGGTCAAGGACATCGAACTCGCCATCGTGGATGGTGGGATCTGGCTTCGAGAACAGGCCCTCGAAGAATCCACCTAGGATGTAGAGCACCAGGATGACGACACGGAAGGCGATGCGGATCAGAGTCAGGCCTACCAGGAATGCCACTGGCAGCAGGGCCAGGGCGATGACAAACATGAAGATTGTACTCACGGTAACCACTCCTCTTTGCTGTTGAGATTCTCCTGGAGCGCCAGGGTATCCCGGCTCTCCCATGCCTCCCACATCTCCATGAATTCATCATCATCCATGGAGAAGATATCCTCGGCAGTGAGCTCTCTTACCGGCTTGGTCTGCTTGGTTTCTGTCTCGGGCATGGCTACTGTCTCCCACGAAAAAGGGCTGCGTGATTGCAGCCCTATTGCAGTATTGCAGTACCTCAGAAGGTGCTGGGAAGGAAGTCCCTCTCTCATGCCACCAGCCCGAACTCAGCTACGTACTGGAACGTCGCATACGCAACGCCTTTGCCCGTATCCATGTACAGGGCTTGGTCGTCGAACTCGCCCAGGTACTGCACGCCCTCCTCAGACCATTCAGCCTCGAGGGCTACCAGATACTGCCTCAGCTCACCGATAGTGGTGGGCTCACCTTCTGGTGCGATTTGCATTGCGTACATGGCTCATTCCTCTAGGTAGACGCCCATGATCAGGGCCTTGGTGCGTAGGAAGAGCAGACGCTCTTCCCAGTGCTGAATACCTCTGGCCCTTTCATCGGGATCGGTGCGCCGCCTACACGCATCGATCCAAGCCTTGCAGTTGGCCGCTGCCATCTGTATTTCGAGTGGCGTGGTGTACCGGGACGCCCAGTCGGCAACATCTTCATTGGTGATGCCGAAAGGACGTCCTTCACTCGCTTCCATCAGTACATCTCGATGTGCACAGGCTTGCCCAGCCCCCCTCAGCTAGGGCGAACAGCACAGCGTGTGCTCGCTGATAGTCCACGAAGTCACGACCACCAGCCATGATCAGCTTGAACTCTTTCATTGGTTTCACTCCTGCGTATAGCGGGCATCCCCGCAACCATTCCAAGAACATTCAGCGTCATGGGCATCCATAGCACCCACGACAAGGAAGGCCAGAACGATGGCCACAGCAGTCAGAACATTCTTCATACGTGCAGACATGGGCCTGTCCCCCAAGCAAAGAAAAGGCCCGCACCCTTGCGGGAGCAGGCCATGCACGACCTCAGAGATCGAGCAGATCCTCGGACCCTTCGGCGGTGTTGAACTCGAGCTCCATCACGGACATCAGCTTCTTCATGGTTGCCTCGGGATCACGCTTGAAGGCATCCAGCAGCTGCTTGTCGGTGGCACGAGACTCCTTCAGGAAGATGGTGCCTACCTTACGGCGGCTGCCACTCTTGGTCGGGATGTAGAGGTTCAGGAAGCCCTGAGACTTCCAGCTGTCGTCCTTCTCCTGGGTAAGACCCACGAGGGCAGCGACGTTGTTCAGAGCGGATTGAGTGTTGGTCTGGAAAGCCATGGTCATTCTCCAATATCAGTGAGGTTGGGCACATGCCCATTACAAGGCCGGAGGCCTACATGCATGTCTGTCTATGGGAACTACAGCACCACCCCTATGCGGAGTGGTGTGTGGTGGTAACTAGACCACCCTGGTCTCGACAGCCTCTTGCTCTTCGGAGCAGGAAGGACACTTGCAGGTGGTGTCGATGAAACCGAGACCTTTGGTAGCAACGATCGATGACCAGGTCAGACCGCAGTTGCAGACGTAGACGAATTCGAGCTTCATGGGACTTCTCCAAGTAGTCCTATCTCGGAATTGAGATAGAACATCGGCTATGTATCGGTATGAGGAAATGAGAGATAGGAAGGAGTTCGATGGAGTTGATGGTGAGGGAACCAATGATTACTAACCTCCAACCACATGCTCACTGAAAACCTGCACTGTCTGTCTCATTCCCTTCCGACTCATAGCCGGAGGCTCTGCAACAGGGAGAAGGATGTTGAGCTTGGGGCTCTACTAGAACGGTCTGTCTATGTGGTGTGTGGTGTGTGGTGTGTGGTGTGTGAAAAGAAATAGACCCCAACTCCCGAAGGAGTTGAGGCCCGTGATTACAGTGCGAGTTCTTCTTCCTGCTTGGGTGCAGACAGTACCTTCGGTTGAGCTCTCTTTGCTTCGAGTTCAACCAGGAGGTCTTGGAGTTCGATACCTTCCTTGGCCTCGACACGCTTCTTGAACCCGTGGCTGTGGACCTTGGCTGCACCGGCGTAGTCCTCGAGTGCTGATGCGCCTACTGCACCGGCAGAGAACAGGGAGGTGAACATGGCGAAGAGCTGAGCGAACATGGCGAACATGGGTAGTACTCCTACGTAGGATGGAATAGGTCACGGCACGTCTACCGCGCCAACACATGGCCGGAGGCCCAGTGACATGGGGGTACCCCTCCGAGTTTTTTTCCGGAGTGACCCCCGGGGGGGTGCCTTTCGGTTTTCGGCCTTCAGACAGTCAGCCCTGGGTTCATACCCAGATGATGCATTCTGGAAAAACCTGCGGGTCTCTGAACCCGTACCCCTCTAGCAAAATTATGAAAAACCTGCGGGTCCGGTTCGTACACTACTCCGAGTTTTCTTTTCGAGATCGGAGCCATGACGCACTGGATTGACGAAGCACTGTTGGTTGTTCCCGCTACCCTGACTGGGGCGAAACTCAAGCGCATGATGCCCGGGTGCAAAGACCCGGAACTCTGGGCCGATCTTCTTGGCTTGTACATGGACCGCTACGGTCTGGACACCAAGGAAGAGATTGCGCTGTTCCTCGCTCAAGTGGGGCATGAGTCCAAGGACTTGAATGCCACTCGAGAGAACATGAACTACTCCGTGGAAGGGTTGCTGAAGACCTTTGGCCGGCATCGGATTACCGAGGAAGAAGCCAGGGCCTATGGTAGGACTTCAAGCCAGCCTGCCAATCAGAGGATGATCGCCAATACCCTGTACGGGGGTGATTGGGGTCGCCGTAACCTGGGGAACACCCAAGCCAATGACGGTTGGGATTTCCGGGGGGGTGGTCTGATTCATCTGACGGGGAGAGGCAACTATGAGCGATGCGCCCAAGCTACTGGCTTGGACATTGTGCGTAACCCTGATCTTCTGGTACGTGAACCTGCTGCCGCTGTAGAGAGTGCGCTGTGGTTCTGGAGAGATCGGGTGTCGGGCACCAACATCAAAACCACTACGCGTCAGGTGAATGGGGGTGAGAACGGTCTGGCTGATCGGACTGCCCGGTACAACCTGGCGGTGAAAGTCCTGGGGGTGTGAGATGGATCAGCAGACGATCGACCAGTTCAAGGGAGCGCTGCCGGCCACGCTGAAGAAGAGCGTGAACCCGGAGCTGATCCAGAAGATCCAGCAGACTTTGAACGACCCGGACATGTATGAGACCTACCGGGAGAATCTGCTCAGCTACACCAAGGTGATGGCCGAGGGGAAGTTCAAGATCACCGGGTACATCGATGCGGTGAAGTACGTCAGCCACAAGCTGATGGGGGACTCGAACATCGCCGCGTTCTCGAAGACGTTCCCGGACAAGCTGGCGAAGTGGAATGCCGCGGGCATGGCGAGCAAGGACATTGCCAGCTACGTGACGGCCTACAACAAGAGCAAGCTGGTCAACCTGATCATGGAGCAGACCCTGGTGCCCAGCTGGGTGTTGAACCAGGACCTCTACCAGAAGGCCCTGAATACCCAGGCTGAGCTGATGATGAGCGCCAAGAGCGAGAAGGTGCGCTCTGATGCGGCCAACTCCCTGCTGACGCACCTGAAGCGCCCGGAGACCCAGAAGCTCGAGCTCGATATTGGTGTGAAGGAAGACAGCAGTATTGCCGTATTGCGCCAAGCCACCTTGGAGCTGGCTAAGCAACAGCGGCTGGCAATGGAGGCCGGGGTCATGAACGCCCAGCAGGTGGCCCACAGCCGCGTGGTGATCGATGGGGAAGCGGAGGTGGTCGATGTTACGTAAGACCGCTCTGGCCGCTGCAGTGGCCGTAGGGGTGGGCCTGGGCGGCCTATCCCCTACTGAAGCCAATGCCCCCTGGAAGGTGGAGGACTACCTCAACAACGTCAGCTATGCGGTGCCTGCGGATTACGTGCCCAGTGATTTCTCGCTGGAGTTCGTCACCTTCATCAAGCTGGTGAACGGATCCGAGGGGGAGGAGAACAAGACCCCCCTGGTCCACTATTACATGCTCGACACCCTCACCGAGAACGGGGCCCGGGTGCTCAACCTGTGTCACCGAGGCATCGCCAAGACCACGGTGATGGGTGAGTACCTGTTCCTGTACATCGCCACCTACGGTGAGATTCCTGGCTTCGGTCGGATCGACCTCGCGCTCTACGTCTCGGACTCGATCGAGAACGGCGTGAAGAACATGCGCAAGAACCTGGAGTTCCGCTGGGAGAACTCCGACTTCCTGCGCGAATACGTTCCTCAGATCAAGTTCACCGACATCCGCTGGGAGTTCCACAACGCGGATGGGAAGGTGTTCATCGTCAAGGGCTACGGTGCCAAGACGGGTGTGCGCGGTGCCAAGGAGATGGGTAAGCGGCCGCAGCTGGCGGTGCTCGATGACCTGATCTCGGACGAGGATGCCCGATCGGCCACGGTGATTGCTGCGGTGGAAGACACCGTCTACAAGGCGGTCAACTACGCCCTGCACCCGGCCAAGAACATGATCATCTGGTCGGGCACCCCCTTCAACGCCAAGGACCCGCTCTACAAGGCGGTGGAGTCCGGGGCCTGGGCGGTCAACGTGTTCCCGGTGTGTGAGCAGTTCCCCTGCTCGCGGGAGGACTTCCGGGGCTCCTGGGAGGACCGATTCACCTACGACTACGTGCTCGAGCAGTATGAGACCGCGGTCAAGCTGGGCAAGGTCGATACCTTCAACCAGGAGCTAATGCTCAGGATCATGTCGGACGAGGATCGTCTGATCCAGGACCACGACATTGTCTGGTACAAGATCGACGCGGTACTGAGGAACAAGGGCCGGTTCAACTTCTACATCACTACCGACTTTGCGACGAGCGAGAAGCAGAAGAGCGACTTCTCAGTGATCAGCGTGTGGGCCTACAACAACGTGGGCGATTGGCTCTGGGTGGACGGGATCTGCAAGCGCCAGGACATGAGCAAGAACGTCGATGCCCTGTTCCGGCTGGCCCAGCAGTACCGGCCACAGCAGGTGGGTATCGAGGTCTCGGGACAACAGCAAGGCTTCGTCAGCTGGATCCAGGGTCAGATGCTGGAGCGCAATGTGTACTTCCCTCTGGCTTCCGAAGGCAACGACATGAAGCCGGGCATCCGCCCCAATACCAACAAGCTGGTCCGCTTCAACACCATGGTGCCCCAGTTCAAAGCCAGGAAGATCTTCTTCCCCATCGAGAAGAAGAACAGTGAGGAGCTCAAGGAGATGTACTCCGAGCTCTCCCTGGCCACCCCTGGTGGATTCAAGAGCAAGCATGACGACTTCATCGATACCATCTCCATGCTGAGCAGCCTGACCCCCTGGAAGCCGAGTGAGACGGGTGACCTGATGCAGAACGAGAACGGTATGTGGGAAGTGGACGAAGACGACGAACCCGAGGACCGCATGGCCTCCTACATCGTGTGAGGGTAGAGAATGAAACTTCAGGAAGTGTTTGATCACCTGGCTTACGGCGAGTTTGCCCAGCTGCAGGTAGGCAACCCGGATGGTGAGGGCCAGTTCGGGGTGACCCCGGAGACCCGTCACCGTCTGGTGACTCACATCAACCTGGGCCTGACCGAGCTGCACAAACGGTTCCTACTCAGGGAAGGCCGGACCCAGATCTTCGTGGTGCCTGGCTTGCGTGACTACGACGTGGCGGCTGACGACATCCACAAGATCGAACGGGTCTATGCCGAGGGTCAGGAGCTGGCCCTGAACCAACTGGGCAAGCCGGACTCCCTGCACACCATCGGCTACCGGACCCTGAGCCTACCTATGGGCCTGGTGACCCCGGTGCTGGAGGTGGTGTACCGGGCCGATCACCCGGTGCTGAGTGCCCGGGATGCCGCCCAGGCCCCCGATCGGGTGGAGATCAACCTGCCCCGCACCCACCTGGAAGCGCTGCTCTACTACGTGGCCAGCCGCATCTTCAACCCCATGGGGGCAGACGGTGGCCGGGCCGAGTTCCACGAAGGCAACAACTACGCGGCCAAGTTCGAGCAGGCCTGCCGGGTGCTGGAGAACGGTGGCTATCAGATCAGCCAGGAAGCGGAGAAGACCCGCTTCGAGAAGAACGGCTGGGTGTAAAAAAAGGAAGCCCCCGATGGCGGGGGCTTCAACCTCTGTATCCCTTCCCAGGGAGCTAGGGTTCTGCAGACGTCAGGCTTCGCTGCTTCCAGATATGCCCCAGGCTCAGGGCGATCACCTCCTCAGGTGGAATACTCTTCCTCTTCTTCGACTACGTTACGCTCGATGAAGACCGAGCGGGCTACGTGGTAGATGTCCTCGTCATTCAGGTACACGACGAAGTCCCCAGGCAAGGGTGTCTGGTAGGCCTTGAAAAACACGTCCTGGGCATCGACCACAATGTGGTAGGTGCTGTCAGGCAGGGCATTGATGGGGTCATCCTCCTGGAGCTCGTAGGCCAGGCGGGTGATGGGGCGAGACTCGTAGCGACGGAAACTGGTCATGCGCGTGCCTCGTGCAGTTGCTGGCGGAGAAGGTAACCCTCGAGACCCCAGATTTTCTCCTGGGCATTGCGTCGGGCGATCTGGCGACCGAGTTCGGCGTCGAAGTTCTCGGGCGAGGCACAGGCCGACTCACCGGTAACGGTATACCCGTTCTTCAGCACCAGGACGCAGAAGGTCAGGCAGTGGAGGGGGGAGTCTTCGGGAAGGATGCGCACCCCTTCAGCCGCGGTGAAGTAGTGCTCGCTGACGATCACTTCCTCGATACGGGCAGGAGTCACCCGAGGGGCAGTCAGCCCCTTGGCTTGAATCTGCTGTTCTACTTGCTGGTCATCGGACATGGTTTCTTACCTGTTGGTGGAGCCAAAGCCACCGGTGCCCCGAGCGGTATCGGAGAGTTGGTGGACGATATTGAGTTGGGGAGTCAGTACCGGGACGAGCAGGAACTGAACAATGCGATCGCCCTTGAACCATTCGAACTTGCCCGGCTGCTTGGAAGAGAGACAGGCCTTCCACTCACCCCGGTAATCCGCGTCGATCACACCGCAGGTGTTGTGTAGCTCGATGCCATGTCGGCAGCCCACCCCAGAGCGGGGAAGCAGCAGAGCGACATAGCCTTCCGGGACTTCGGCAGCAAAGCCAAGAGGGGTCATGACGCCCTCGGCATCCCAGTCAGAGATGCGGCCGGCTTCTGGCATGTAGATATCGAACGCTCCAGCCAGGTCGGTGCCACGGGTGGGCAGGCGAAAGTTCGGATTAAGGGGTTGGATGTTCATTAAGATGCGTTCCAGTTGGTTTCATAAAAGGGGCGCTGCCTTCATGAGCGAAGAACATAACGCACTGATCGATGTGTCCGCCAAGAAATTGACGGACTGGAAGAACGAACCATCGGTGCAGGATCTCAAGAACGACTTGCTGGAAGCCAACGGCTCCCACCAGGTGCAAGTCGAGAAGATCAAGCGATGGCTCGATAACCTGCATGTGACGGGCACGGCACTGGTGAATGTCCCCAAGGGACAATCCCGAGTACAACCGAAGCTGATCCGTAAACAGGCAGAGTGGCGGTACGCGGCAATGAGCGAGCCGTTCCTCTCCTCACGGGACATCTTCAAGGTTTCCCCAGTGACCTGGGAAGACCGTGAAGCTGCCCAGCAAAACCAGCTGCTGTTGAACCACCAGTTCAACACCAAGCTGAAGAAGGTCGCCTTCATCGATGAGTATGTCCGGGCCGCGGTAGACGAGGGTACGGCGATCATTCGTACCGGTTGGGAGACCGAAGAGGAAGACGTCGAGGAGCTGCAGCCGGTGGTGGAGTTCACCGAGAACTTCGAGCTAATGCCGATGTTCGAGGAGCTCGTTGCCTTCAAGCAGGAGAACCCTACTGGCTTCGAGCATGAGGTTCCTGAGGAGCTTCGCCAGGCAGTAGAGATGTTCGAGGCGGAGGGGATTCCCTACGAGGCTCGCATCATCGACTGGCAGGAAGTGACGGTCACCAAGACCCTGAAGAACGATCCCACCCTGGAGCTGTGTGACCCGGATAACGTGGTCATCGATCCGACGTGCATGGGCGACATGAACAAGGCTGGCTTCGTGGTCTATCGGTTTGCCTCTTCGCTGTCACAGCTGGAGAAGGATGGTCGCTACACCAATCTGAAGCACATCAACCTGCAGACCAACAACATCCTCGGAGAACCCGACAATGGCCCCGACAATTCGAGCGACTTTAACTTCCGTGACAAGCCCCGTCAGAAGTTTACCGTTCATGAATACTGGGGATATTGGGATATTGATGGTAGTGGGCTTGTTAAGCCTATCGTCGCTGCCTGGGTGGGCGATGTCCTCATCCGACTTGAAGAGAACCCCTTCCCTGACAAGCGCCCACCTTTCGTGGCAGTGCCCTACCTTCCGGTCAGAAAATCTCTATACGGTGAACCTGACGGGGCCCTTCTTGAGGACAACCAACGGATCATAGGCGCCGTTACCCGGGGCATGATCGACCTCATGGGCAAGAGCGCGAATGGCCAGACCGGCATTCGCAAGGACGCCCTGGACGTCACCAACAAGCGCAAATTCGAGAAGGGACAGGACTACGAGTTCAACGCCAACGTCAGTCCCGACCAGGTGATCTACACCCACAAGTACCCGGAGATTCCCAACAGCGCCCAGTTCATGCTGCAGCTGCAGAACGTCGAGGCCGAGTCGCTGACCGGGGTGAAGGCATTCAACCAGGGCATCTCTGGCGACACCCTGGGCAAGACCGCTACCGGTGCCCGTGGGGCTCTGGACGCAGCCTCCAAGCGGGAGGTGGGCATTCTGCGTCGTCTGTCCGCTGGCTTGCTGGAAGTAGGCCGCAAGCTGATCGCCATGAACAAGGAGTTCCTCTCCGACGAGGAGATCATCCGCATCACCAACGACAGCTTCGTAGCGATCCGTCGTGATGACCTGGCGGGTAACTTCGACCTGGAGCTGACCATCTCCACGGCTGAGGAAGACAACCAGAAAGCAGAGGAGCTGGCTTTCATCCTGCAAGCCACTGGCGACACCATGGACCCGGTCCTGAAGAAGATGATCCTCAGTGACATCATGCGTCTTCGCAAGATGCCGGATCTGGCCAAACGCGTTGAGGAATATGAGCCCGAGCCGGACCCGATTCAGCAGAAGCTTCAGGAACTGGAGATCGCCAAGCTCGAGTCGGAGATCGCACTCAATCAAGCCAAGGCACAACAGCTGGGTGCTGATGCCATGCAGAAGGGTGCCAAGGCTGAGAACATTCAGGCGGACACTGACCAGAAGAGTCTGGACTTCGTGGAACAGGAGTCTGGCGTGAAGCAGGAGCGCGATCTCGAGAAGGTTGGTGAACAGGCAAGAAGCCAGATGGGACTCAAGGCGATGGACATTCAAGCGCAGCGGGAGAAAGACCGTCGTGAAATGATCCGAAGCTATGTAGAAAGTTCTGCAACCTGAAAAAGGCTGTATTAAGGTCCGAGCGTGAACCACCAATCAACCAATGGAATCACTATGAGCCAGTCACAGATTGAAGAGATCGAACTGAACATCGAGCAAGCCAAGGCCTTCGTGGAGAATGGTCGTGCACTCGAGCGTCTCTACGCCAACCGGGACTTCCAGGAAGTGATCGGGAAGGGTTACCTGGAGAAGGAGGCGGTTCGTCTGGTCCACCTCAAGTCTGACCCGAGCATGCAGTCCCCGGAGATGCAGGAAGCCGTGCTGAAGAGCATCGATGCCATCGGCTGCCTGACCCACTTCTTCCGCTCTATCTCCCACCAGGCAATGCTGGCTGAGAAGGCGATCGAAGAAGACGAGCGTACCCGTGAAGAGCTGATGCACGAGGGTCTTGAGTGATGGATGAGTTCGAGTCCGTGAACGAAGAGCAGGTCATCAACAACGAAGTGCCGGATTTTGAGAACATGTCCGACGAAGACTTCGCTGCAATGGAGCCCTCTTTCCTCGATCAGGACTTCGGTGATGACGCCCAAGAGGGCGTCATTGCTGGTTCCGAACAGGAGGCTGGTGATGAAGAGGATGGCGACGATCCTGCGTCCGATGCTTCTGCAGATGATGGTGGTGATCTGGACGGTGATGATGCGGGTGAGGACGGTGGTGCCGTGCCTGATCCGGCAGGTGATGCCGATTCGTCTGAAGCAGAAGACGATGCGGAAGGTGGTGAAGCGGCTGAGGAACCGGCTGGAGATGTCGATTACAAGGCCGAGTACGAGAAGCTCCTCGCCCCCTTCAAAGCCAACGGAAAAGAGCTGCGAGTCAGTAACGTAGACGAAGCCGTTCAGCTCATGCAGATGGGTGCGAACTACAACAAGAAGATGGCGGCGCTGAAGCCGAATCTGAAACTCCTCAAGGTGCTGGAAAACAACCAGCTCCTGGACGAGAGCAAGATCAGCTTTGCGATTGACCTCCTGCAGAAGAAGCCCGAGGCAATCAAGAAGCTCGTGAAGGACAGCGGTCTTGATCCGCTGGATATGGACCTGGAGAACGCAAGCGAATACCAGCCCCAGACTTACACTGTTAGTGATCGAGAAATCGAACTGGATGATGTGCTCTCCGATATTCGGGACACTCACACCTTCCGGGACACGATCAATGTCGTCACCAATAAGTGGGATGGGCCTAGCAAGCAGATCATTGGCGAGACCCCTCAACTGCTGAAAGTCATCAATGACCACATGGCCAGTGGCATCTATGACCAGATCAGTACCGAGGTGGAGCGTCAGCGGATGCTTGGTCGCTTAACAGGGCTCTCGGATCTGGATGCATACAAGCAGGTGGGCGACGCCCTGAACGAGCAAGGTGCGTTTGACCGGCTGGCTTCTTCCCAGGAAGAGTCGCGGCAACAGACGCCACCCCCGGCCAGGAAAGTGGTAGCCCCGAAGCCGAAGCAGCAGGACCCGAAGCTGAGCAGTAAAAGGCGAGCGGCAAGCTCAACCCGAACGGCCGCACCGAGCGGTCAGCAGGCCGACTACAACCCCCTGGCCATGTCTGACGAAGAGTTCGAGCGGCTGGTGAACGAAAAACTGATGTGAGTAAGGAGTGACCTATGTCTGGACTTCCCGGTAATACTGGCCAGAAGATCTACAACAGCCCGATCGACGGTCAGCAGTCTTCCGTCGGTAATCAGCTTGCCGACTTCTACTACCAGAAGAAGGCGCTGATCGAGGCTCGCAAAGAGCAGTACTTCATGCAGCTGGCGGACGTCATTGGCATGCCCAAGCACATGGGCAAGACCATCAAGCGCTTCCACTACCTGCCGCTGCTCGATGATGCCAATATCAACGACCAGGGCCTCGACGCCTCTGGTGCGGTGATCGCCAATGGTAACCTCTACGGTTCCAGCAAGGACATCGGCACCATCCCTGGCAAGCTGCCCCTGCTGTCCGAGACCGGTGGCCGCGTGAACCGTGTCGGCTTCAAGCGTAAGGAGCTCGAGGGTTCCATCGCCAAGTTCGGTTTCTTCGAAGAGTACACCCAGGAATCTGTGGACTTCGACTCTGACTCCGAGCTGCGCATGCACATCAACCGCGAGATGATCAATGGCGCAAGCCAGCTGACCGAAGCGGTGCTGCAGATCGACCTGCTGACTGCGGCCGGTGTCGTTCGCTACGGCGGTGAAGCCACCCAGGACTCCGAGATGAATGGCACCAGCCACATCACCTACGGTGACCTGATGCGTCTGTCCATCGACCTGGACAACAACCGTACCCCGAAGCACACCAAGGTCTTCACCGGCACCCGGATGATCGATACCAAGACCATCCCGGCCTCTCGTGCGATGTATGTCGGCTCCGAGCTGCTGCCGATGCTGCGTGGCATGAAGGACCTGCACGGTAACCCGGCCTTCATCGCGGTCCAGCACTACGCTGCCGGTGGCAACACCCTGGTGGGCGAAGTGGGCTCCATCGATCAGTTCCGCATCATCGTGGTGCCGGAGATGCTGAAGTGGGCCGGCAAGGGTGCTGATGTGGGTCTGGACGCTGACCACTACGCCACCAACGGCAAGTTCGACATCTTCCCGATGCTGGTCGTGGGTGACGGCTCCTTCACCACCATTGGCTTCCAGACCGATGGCAAGACCGTGAAGTTCAAGATCTACCACAAGGCTCCTGGCGAGGCGACTGCCGACCGCAACGACCCCTATGGTGAGACTGGCTTCATGTCCATCAAGTGGTACTACGGCTTCATGGTCCTGCGCCCCGAGCGCCTGGCCGTGGCCAAGACCACTGCCATTCTGTGATGAATCGGGGGCCGGGTTTCCGGCCCCCTTTACTGCATTATTGCAATAGGGAAACACTGCAATGTCCGAGCATAACGACGACCTGAACGTGAACGAACTCGAGAACCTCAAGGCCCGCGCCGACAAGCTGGGCGTGTCCTACCACCCGTCCATCGGTGCCGACAAGCTGCGCGAGAAGATCAACGCGGCCATGGCCGAGGGCGATCCGACCCAGGGCGCCAAGGACACCGGGGAAGCCCATGAGGGTGAAACCAGGAATCAGCGTGTGCGTCGCCTGCGTGATGAAGCCAGCAAGCTGGTGCGCATCCGGGTGACGTGTATGAACCCGAACAAGAAGGAGTGGGATGGCGAGATCTTTACCGCCTCCAACTCCGTGGTCGGCACCTTCAAGCGCTACGTGCCCTTCAACGCCGAAGAGGGCTGGCACGTCGAGCAGATCATCCTGAACCAGCTCAAGCAGCGCGAGTGCCAGATCTTCGTCAAGAAGCGCGTGCGTGGCCTGCAGACCTCCGAAGGCAAGCTCATCAAGGAGTTCGCTATCGAGGTGCTGCCGCCCCTGACCGAGCAAGAGCTCAAGGAACTGGCCCAGCGTCAGGCCATGGCTTCCGGCAGCCAGTGACCCAGTGAGGTAGACCGATGGCAGAAATCACTACCGAGCATCTCACTGAAGCCACCCTCTCTGGGGGTGGCGTTTTTGATGAGCTCATGCGGGCAACGAAGGCCCACCTTCACGAAGAGTATTCGAAGGGACGCATCAAGGGGCCGGACTATGCCGAGGTCTACCTTGGCTCCATGACCGCGGTCATGCAGCAGTCCATCACCTTCCTCCTGGAGCGACAGCGGGCCGATGCCCAAGCTGAGCTGCTGCGGGAACAGGCCGAGACCGAGCGTAAGCAGCAAGGCTTGCTGGACGCCCAGGTGGCCAAGACCGGGAAGGAGATCGAACTGCTGGGGGCAGAGATCAACCTGTCCGTGCAGAAGCTCGACAACCTGGTAGCGGAGAAGGCACAGACCGAAGCCCAAACCAGCCTGATCCAACAGCAGGTCATCAATGCCGTGGCTGAGAAGCTGCGCACCGATGCCCTCACTGCCCAGGCCCTGCAGCAGACCGCCAACCTCGTCAACGAGGACAAGCGGACCCTGGCGCAGACCGCTCAGATCCAGGCCGAGACCGCCAACGCCCTCGAGCAGAAGTTGCTGATCCAGGCCCAAACCAAGCTGACCAACCAGCAGGCGGCCAATGCGGTGACCGAGAACGTCACCATGATCAAGCAGCAGGCCAAGCTGGATGCCGACACCCTCTACGTGAAAGCGCAGACGGATCTGGTTTCCGAGCAGGCCCTGAACATGGCCAAGGAGCGGGAGCACATCACCGAGCAGATCGCGCTGAGTACCCAGCAGCGCCTGAAGCTGGTGGCAGAGACCGCCAACGTGACGGTGGATACCCAGGTCAAGGAACAGCAGAAGCTGAACATGATCGAGGAGATCCTCCACACCAAGGCACGCACCAAGCTGGTCGACCAGCAGGCCAAGAACGCGGTCACCGAGAACCTCGTCATGCTCAAGGGCATCGAGAAGACCGATGCCGAGATCAAGCTGATGGGGGCTCAGCACGACCTGACCCGTAAGGAGATCGAGAAGGTCGAGAAGGAGAACGAACTCCTGGTCGAGCAGAAAGCGAAGCTCAAGGCCGAGGTGGTGTTGCTGGGCCAGCAGGAGAAGAAGACCGCTGCCGAGACCCTGCTGATCGCGCAGCAGCGCACCAACCTCACTGCAGAGAAGCTGAGGATCGATGCCCAGACCGCACTGACGCAGCAGCAGCGCCTCAATGCCGTCAAGGAGAACGAGGTCCTCGACAAGCAGATCTGCAAGCTCCAGGCCGAGTTCGACGTGCTGATGGAAACCAAGCTCAAGACCGTGGCAGAGACCGCGCTCCTGGGCCAGAAGACCGTCACGGAGCGTGCCCAGGTGCAGCCGACAGGTGTGGCTGCGGACAGTGTGATCGGCCGGCAGAAGGCCCTGCACCAGGCTCAGGCCACTGGCTTGATGCGGGATGCAGAGCAGAAGGCGGCCAAGGTGCTGGTGGATACCTGGACCGTCCGTCGCACCACCGACGAGGGCACCTCGGCCAACACCACCAACCAGCTCAGCGATGCCCATGTAGGAAGGGTGATCAACAAGCTGCTCAGTGGCGTGGGGGCGTAAACCAAGCCAGGCAGTACCAAGGGGGCCACTGGCCCCCTTTTCTTGATAGGAGGCTGGATGGGGATTTTCAGCAGCAAGAAGAAGACGTCCGTCGATACCCAGGTGGTGCGGATCATTGAGCGAGAGCACGTACCTGAGACGCTCATGGCTTCCGTCCTGCGTGCCGTCGTGGGCAGCCGGGCCTCCATGGGCGACACCATCGTGGAGGGCCTGTACAGCAGTCCTGCACGTAGCTTTGAGAAGATGCACAAGTACGGCCGAACCACCTACACCCACGGCCTGCCCAACACCGACCTGATCAAGCCAAGCAGCCTGACCAACATCGTGCAGGGGGTCATCAACGTCCTGGAAGGACGTACGGTGACGATTGACTACGCTCGGTTCGGGGTGCTTAACAACAGCCACTACGCTCGGATGGTGCTGACCAACCAGCATGGATACGACACGGCCACCAACGAAGTTACTGCGTTCTCGGCCCAGAAGAAAGCCAAGGTCTATGTGAGGGACATCGTGCCTGCATACACCGTGGAGAGCTTCGAGGAGGCGGATCCGGAGATCTTCGATGAAGTGTTCGGGGATCCGGAAAGTGGTGGCTACTCCGAAGACGAACCGATGAACGAGATCCTGGGGCAGTTCAAGCAATACACCGCACCGGAGATCACCACTTTCGAAGGGGCCCGGGTCATCCTGACCTGGAAGGAAGGGGCGGTATCGAAGACCCAGGACCTGATCATCAACATGCAGAACGAGGACCTCGACGCCGACTACTACCAGGTGAGATACCGGTATACGCAGTCAGGTAAGACGGTGATCAAGTACTGGACCTACCGTAGCGGAGCCGGGCAGTACCCGACCCTGGACATGCTCCATGATCCTGGCTTCAAGGGCTCTGGCACCTACTTCCCCTTCGTGTTTTTCCGGAGCAGGAAGGAGAACTTGGCCCATCCGTCTCGTGAGGGCACCGCACTACACAAGACCTCCACCAAGCTGCTCGAGCACATCGGGATCGATTACACCGACCTTGGGAAGGAGATAAACGACAACCCTGATGTAGGGCAGATCGAACAGGCTGTGCTGATGATGGGCGTGCGCGCAGACAGCAAGGACCCCATCGAGGTGCGCTACCTGTTCGAATACTTCCGTAATATCGCTGTCTTGGCCGGGGCACGGGTACAGGCAGAAACCAGTGCTACCCGACCTACTTCCATCGGAGGGCTGTTCAGTCAGGCAAGCCTCAGTAGCTTCAACACCACAGGGAGTGGGGCCAGAGCGATCACTCTGAAAGACCGGGACTTCAAGCAAGTCCTGAGCATGAGCAATGTCCAGCGCAAGGTGATTGCCGGCCGGATCGGGATCGAGGGCACCTACTCGAGCTACCGAGCCAAGGCTGATAAGAGCCTGCCTGTACAAGGAGGCCTGTTCAGGCGCAAAGAAACTCCGATCCTGGTGTACCGAAAACAGATCACTGCCAGCACCTATGAGGAGGTGTGGGTCTACAACCTGGCCCTGAAGTACGACATCTGGGAGGGTCACTCAGTGACGGCCAAGATCGGTGAAGATCGTCTGCTGATCCCAATCGACCTGGAGATTGCCAAGAGCCTCCCGATACACAAACGCGAGAAGCTCTATACCACCTCACTTCACCTGGTATTCAACAGTCGGGTGACGCAGAAGGTGAAGTGGTATCAGCGCGGTGCGTTCAAGGTGGTGCTGATCATCGCAGCGATCGCGATTACCGCGTACACCGGCCGCTTCGAGGCCATTGCCCTGGCAATCAAAGCAGGCCAGGTACTCGCTGCGGTCATCGCCATTGTCACGGAGATCGTGGTTGCCCTGGCGATGCAGGAGGGCTTCAAGTTTGTGGCCAAGGAGCTTGGGGCAGACATCGCCATGTACCTGGCCATCGCCGCTATCCTCTACGGCGGCTTCGACTACCTGGCTTCAGGGAGTCTGGAAGCCTCAATGGCAACCCAGATGCTCACCGTATCCGCAGGCTTTGCGAACGCTTCGGGCAATGAGTACATGCGCATGGCCCAGGACTACCAGGGCCAACTGCAGGCATTCAACCTCCTGGCCGAGCAGCAGTTCAAAGAGCTCGAGGACATTCGCAAGTCACTTGAAACCATCACCCCACTGAACCCCTACGAGTTCGTGGGGATGCAGCCCTTTATTGTGTTGGGTGAGACCCCGGACAACTTTTATCAACGCACAGTACATTCCGGTAATATCGGGGCCAAAGCCATCGATGCAGTCACCAATTATGCGGAGATCGCACTTCGTCTACCCACCCCTCAGGACACTTTAGGAGGTGTCGTCTATGTATAACCAAATGGATCTGATTCCCGATTACAGCACTCCAGTACTTGGTGCCAATGTGGGCAGGGCCGCGGCACAACCGCAGGGCCTGGTCCAAGGCCTGATGAGCTGGGGGCGCGGGCAACGCCAAGAGGGCGGCCTACTCACTGGCGACAGGTTCCTGGGCAACCCCATGACGGGTGCTCCGGGCTGGGGCCAGCTGGCCCTGGGCGCCGCGGGTGGCTTGGCCTCGTCCTACCTGGGCATGAAGCAGTACGGCCTGGCCAAACAGCAACTGGCAGAGGCTCGCCGGCAGTTCGATCTGAACTACAACACCCAGCGCAAGATGCTCAACACCCAGATGGAAGATCGCCAGGCAGCCCGCGTCGCGTCCAATCCGACGGCCTATCAGTCGGTGGGCGACTACATGCAACAGAACAGGATCTAAGCTATGGCACGAGAACCGATTACCTGGCGGAACATCACCACCGTGAGTGGTGACTCCGCGGGTTCCACCCTGCGGGGAAGTGCGGATGCTGTGGCGGCCGGCTTCGACAGCCTGAACCGGATCCTCGGGCAGTTCCAGGACGGCCGCCAGAAGGCCTTCGACTACGGCCAGAACGACCAGGCCGCCGTCTACCAGGACCGCTTGGCCCGGGCCAGCAACATGGAGGAGTTCGCCGCGCTCCGCGACAGCGCGGAGATGCAGGCCCTCTATGCCCAGCTGACCCCCGACCGCCGCAACGAGCTACGCGGGGCGGCCAACGAGTGGGAGCAGAACCTGATCGCTCAGCTTGGTTTGCGTGAGCAGCGGGCAGACAGCGAGTTCGATCGCAGTAACCGGGATGCCTATGCCCAGGAGCTGTTGGGCGCGGTTGGGGGTGACCAGGGCGCGGTTGCTCGGCTGGCGGGTCTGCGCAGTGACGGAGCCTCAGCAGTCAAAGAAGGCTGGGACATGTTCACCTCAGGACAGAGCGAGCAGCGTGCACAGGATCAGAACACCCGGGCTTGGAATGACGA